GAGGTCGCACGTGTAGTCTATTCCCCAGACAAACCACTGTCCTGTGGTGCTAGAGTCTGGATTGAAACTGATTTGGAAGTTAGTACTTGACAAGTCCTGCCCGATCTGTTACTATACCACAATGAAATATTCTCTTACGATATTCAAAAATACGTATGACAACCAGACTCACCGGAGGATGGAGTTCGATACGTGGGATAAGTTTGAGAACTTACTTTATGAACTATCCCAAAAGGAGGGTAGAAAAGGTGGAAGTAATTCTTCTGTGCTTATTAGTCCTGCTACTTATCACACCGATACTACACGGTCTAATAAAAGTGTTGCTCTATGGGGCGGTTGGGCTTGTCTTGATGTCGATGATTATGTGGTACGGGGTGATCCTGTTCTAACACCTATCGAGTGCCTACAACGGGAACTACAAGAGAAGTTTGGTAGGTTCTACTATGTGTGTTACAATACCGCATCGTCAACCTACGAGCAACCCAAGTTCCGTCTGGTGTTCCCTTTGACTCGTACTGTCGAGAGCAAAGATCTGGCACACTTCTGGTTTTCCATGAACAAACAGTTTGATGAACTTGGTGACAAGCAGACCAAAGACCTGTCCCGTATGTACTATGTCCCCGCACAGTATCCAGACGCATACAGTTTCATCTTCACTAATGATGGGGTCAAACTAGATCCTGATATGTTGATGAACAAGTACTCGTTTGTTGAGCCTCAGGGTAAGACATTCATGGATAGACTCCCGCCTGAGTTGCAGAAGGCTGTGATCGAACATCGTAAGAACTCGCTGGACAATACGGATATCACTTGGACATCCTATCATGATTGTCCCTTCTTTCCCAAGCGACTGACCCTAGAGTATCGAGCAATCACTGGTACTGGTTGGTATCACAAGATGTATCAGATTATGATTGCGGTTGCAGGTAACGCTGTCTCCAAGGGTTATCCGATTACGGCGGGTCAGATTGCACAGATGTGTAGTGAGTTAGATCGCGAGACTGGTAACTGGTATGAAAACAGACCTCTAGATAAAGAGGCGGATAGAGCATTAGAATACATTTATAGGAACGGATGATGAGAATATTAATCACGGGTGCTGCCGGATTCATCGGCACTCACCTCATGGCTTCACTAATTGATGATGGGTTTGATGTCGTTGGTATCGACAACTTCAACGACTTCTATGATCCCAATCTCAAGAAGGTCAGAGTTATTTCACATGGTCACCATGTGTTTCCGTGTGACCTCAAAAACTTTGATGAGTTGGATCGTGCATTCGCTGTAATCAAACCGGATATGGTAATGCACCTTGCTGCTCGTGCTAATGTACGAGACTCGTTTGGTAGGGAGGTGATGTATCACCAAGACAACATCGATGCTACTCAGAGCTTGATCCAAGTCTGTAAGATGTATGATGTGAACAAGGTCATCTATGCATCCACTAGTTCAGTCTACGGTGGTACACCTATTCCTCCCACAGGCTGGACTGAGGATGAAGTGACCGGACACCAGTTGAATGCCTATGCCTACACCAAGTACATCAACGAATGTCAGTTCCGTATCTCTGGCCTGTACAATGTGGGACTTCGATTCTTCACAGTCTATGGCCCGTGGGGCAGACCAGACATGGCACTATTCCAATTTACCGATGCGATTGTCAAGGGTGAACCTATTGAGGCATACAACTACGGTAAGATGAAACGAGATTTTACCTATATCGGTGATATTGTTCAGGGTATCAAACTCGCAATGTTTTCTGATACCGAGAACAATGAGATCTACAATATCGGTAGGGGCAAACAGGTTGAGTTGATGCACTTTATCGACTGCATAAGTAATGAACTGGGAAGGGAGGCAGATGTGGTTCTCGCTCCTCGTCATCCCGCTGACACTCTAGAGACTTGGAGTGACACGACAAAACTGAGAGGACTTGGGTATCAACCCATCGTGAACATTGAGGAAGGTGTCGCCGCCTTTGTTCGATGGTATAAAGAATATTACGGAGTAAACTAAATGGCTGATGATGGTATGCGAAACATTAATCCTGACGGAACTGTGCAGGAGGTAATGGGCAAATTGAAGATTGGTATTGTGGGTCACGGGTTTGTAGGTGGTGCGGTGGACTACGCATTCACTCACCCTGAGATCGACAAGTTCTATGTTGACCCCAAGTACAATACTACGATTGATGACTTGGTCGAGTGGGGGCCTCACATCTCATTCATCTGTGCACCGACACCGATGGCTGACAGTGGATTCATCGATGCCTCTATCGTAGAAGATGCGGCACTGAAACTTCTTGAACACACCGAAGGTGGTGTCGTTGTCAAATCAACAATCACCCCCGATATCGTGGATCGATTGTACTCCTCTATCTTTGAAGAGGACATCAAACGACTGACAATCAATCCTGAGTTCTTGACTGAGTCTAGTGCAAAGGAAGCGTTTGTCAATGCTGACTATCATATTATTGGTGGACATCCCGATGCCTGTCAGGGACTTGCACAACTCTATGATGTGTACAGTTTGTGTAACGCAACTGAATTCATCTTCTGTTCTGGCCCTGAAGCGGCATTCATCAAATATGGTGTGAACTCTTATCTTGCTATGAAAGTAACATACTTCAACCAGATGTATGATGCGATTCAGAAGTTTGGTTGTAACTATCCCACAGTCGCAAAGGCGATTGGTCGAGATCCTAGAATTGGTATCGGTCACACCCGTGTGCCTGGCTACGATGGTAAACGTGGATTCGGTGGTGCTTGTTTCCCCAAGGACACCCGTGCATTTAATTTGTTTGATCCAGACTTGACATTGATTGAAAAATGTGTTAAGATAAACAACGATTATCGCAAACAATATGAACTAGATGACCGTGAGGAGTCAAACAATGTCGATTATGGACAAACTAAAGAAGAACAGTAAGATCAAGACCACCGAGGTCTTGGATCAGAGTAAGTTCTTCACAGAAAAAGATATGGTGCCAACCGATGTTCCGATGGTGAATGTCGCGTTGAGCGGAAGTATTGACGGTGGTGTCACGCCTGGCCTAACAGTTCTTGCTGGGCCTTCCAAGCACTTTAAGACTTCATTTGCCCTGCTAATGGCGGGTGCTTATTTGAAGGCTAAGAAAGATGCAGTTATGTTGTTCTATGATAGTGAGTTTGGTAGTCCCCAATCTTACTTTGAACAGTTTGGAATTGACACCGGCAGGGTGTTGCATACGCCCATTGCCAATGTCGAGGAACTCAAGATTGATCTAATCAATCAACTTGAAGAACTTGACCGGAGCGATGACGTTATTATCGTTATTGATTCGATTGGTAATCTCGCATCCAAAAAGGAATTGGAGGATGCACTCAATGAGAAGTCTGTGGCAGATATGTCCCGTGCTAAAGCTCTAAAGGGTTTGTTCAGAATGTGTACTCCGTATTTGACTATGAAGAACATTCCCATGCTTGCCGTCAACCACACTTATAAAGAAATTGGTCTCTTCCCGAAAGATATCGTGGGTGGAGGTACTGGTATCTACTACAGTGCCGACAACATCTGGATTCTAGGAAGGCAACAAGACAAGGTCGGTACTGAGATCAAAGGGTATCACTTTGTCATCAACGTGGAGAAGTCTCGTTATGTTAAAGAGAAGTCTAAGATCCCTATCTCAGTTTCTTGGGAAGGTGGTGTACAGCGTTATAGCGGTCTTCTGGACGTTGCTCTTGCTGGTAACTATTGTACTAAGCCTTCCAATGGTTGGTATGCTCGTGTTGATCGGGAAACTGGAGAGATCCTTGAACCAAAAGTACGGTTAGCAGATACACTCAAAGAAGAGTTCTGGGCACCCATCTTTGCGGAGACGGACTTCGCAGAGTTTCTGAAGTCACAGTACTCCATTGGTCTTGCACAGAAAGTTGACATGGAAGAGATTGCTAATGCCGAATGACATTGAACAAATGTTGAGTGAAAATGTCCACTATGAAATCGTCCCAGCTGATGATATCCATGGGTGGAACATTAGACTACTGGAGGAGTACCCTGAAACGGTTATCTCCTTCGGTACAATTTCATTTGACGCTATTGAGGAAGAGGATGGTTACATCTCCTTCAACTTCTCTATTGTTTCCACACCAGATCCAGATTTAACAACAGAAGACTTGACTTTTCAAGCATATGTTGGTAGAATACTGAGTGCGGTGATAGAAAAGGCTATCACCGAAGGAACAATGATTGCCAAGGATAACGAGACTAACGCTATCCTTGCAACCGAAGATATGCTAGAGGACTTACATGCTGAACATCAATCTGGAGCAGACGGTATTACGGAACCTTCTGACCAATGAACCCTACATGCGGAAGGTTCTTCCGTTCATAACACCGGACTACTTTGACGGAGTCTATCGTGGACTCTTCAAAGAAGTCACCAAGTTTGTCGCCAAGTACAATGTACTACCCACACTAGAAGCTTTCAAGATTGAGGTTGATGAGAATCAATCTCTGGGTGAAGATAACTATCGTGTTGCGATGGATCTTCTACCCAACATCTTTACACCGGAACCTGAGAACCTTGAATGGTTGGTTGAGCGTACCGAGAAGTGGTGTCAGGATCGTGCCGTGTACAATGCGGTCATGGAGTCTATCAGTATTATTGATGGCAAACATGCGACCATGCAGAAGAATGCCATCCCTGATGTACTGAGTAAGGCCTTGGGTGTGACCTTTGATACCAACATTGGTCACGACTACCTTGAGAATGTCGATGGTCGATATGAGTTTTATCATGAGCAGGAAGAGAGGATACCTTTTGATCTGGACTACTTTAACGAAATCACTAAAGGTGGTTTACCCAATAAGACACTCAACATTGCATTGGCTGGTACTGGTGTCGGTAAGTCTCTGTTTATGTGTCATGTCGCTGCCAGTGCACTGAGTCAAGGACATAATGTACTCTACATCACTATGGAAATGGCAGAGGAACGTATCGCGGAACGCATCGATGCGAACCTATTGAATGTTCCTATTGATCAACTGGAGAACCTGTCCAAAGAAATGTTTACTGATAAGGTATCCCAGATCGCTGCGAAGACCCAAGGTAAACTGATCATCAAAGAGTATCCTACAGGACAGGCAAACACCAGTCACTTCCGTGCACTGTTGAATGAACTGAAACTGAAGAAGAACTTTGTGCCTCAGTTGATCTTTGTTGATTACTTGAATATCTGTGCCTCGTCTCGTATGAAGGGTATGGGTGGTGCAATCAACTCTTACTCTTATATCAAGAGTATTGCGGAAGAGATGCGTGGTCTTGCCGTTGAGTTTAATGTGCCGATCATGTCTGCAACTCAGACTACTCGTGGTGGGTACAACAATGATGATGTCGGTCTGGA